ATTCAATTCTAAAAAACTTTTCTCATATAAACCGTTTAATGCTCCCTTTATCAATGTATAACTCATAGGCCGACCAAAACTACAAACACCCTCTAAACAATTATTAATGTATAAGCCATAAGCAAATGAAATAGATGGAAGTCTTTTTAAATAGTGTTTATTTAAAAACCAATCTTTACACTCTAAATTTTTAATTCTTTTTACTGAGTAATTTTTAATCATAAAACCTTTATTTCTAAGGCTTGATAATTTGAAAAAACCCATTTTTTGTTTTTTAGACGTAAGTGATAAAACTCTTCTCCGTTTTCGCAGATGTCCTCGTGCCTTCGAGTGAAGTTATAGCTGTCACACTTATCGCACCAAGTCTCCTCCCTGATGCCTGAAATCCTTGCGAACTGAGATGCTCTCTTATAGTTATCCTCCCAACACCTTTGATTTAACCAAGTTGCAGGATTCTTGATGAACTTACCCTCTAACCAGTCTGCATCAGTTTTAAGACGTTGAGGGAGGTGGTCTAGTATCAGCTCATGCTCTGCTTTCGTGTACTTTTTCCAGCTTGCAAAGGCGGCTCCCTTCCCGGTCTGCTTAGGATACAGGCTCCAAAAGTGTTCAAAGTTTTCAGTGTATTCCATTTTTTTCTCCCATTAACCATTTAACCGACGAGCGATTTTTTTAAAATCTTGACGGAGGAAACAAAGATACTGAATAGCGAGTCTCTAACAAGCGTATTTATCCATTTACCTTGTTCGGCTTTGTCCTGATGGTGCGCAGGGTTATCGGTTTTTTTCTTCCGACACTTGCCGTCTTTATTTCCTTTTTTTTACTAACTTCAAAGGCTTACGAGTCAGGTAGGTGTAAATCTTTTCAACTTTCTTTACACCCGGATCATCATATTGGCCTTGTCTAAAGAAAAACAGCCACCGTTCTTGCAGTTCACAATCTTTGGCAATCTGCGAGATTGGTATGCTTGTTTCTCTTAAAAGTTCTATTGTTCTTTCTTTTAACATTTGGACACTATAATCTTTTTTTGCATGAATTCAAATTCTTTGTTGAAATAATTTGTCAATGAATTATAGTTCTTTATGTAAAGGGAGAAAACAAATGACAAACGATAAACTTGTTTCAGAAAGCAAACGCATCAACAGAGATGAATATAGCCTGTGGTTTGAATTTATTAACGCTGAAGATGGTTTAGTCGAAACCATTAAAGAGGCTGTTGATGACAAATCTAAGAGCGACAATCCTCTCCAACTTCTTGAAAGCATCCTTGAAGACTACGATCACTGGAAAGATGAGCTAAAGTTTGAAGCAGAGTCGCACGATCTTTCGGTAGGAAATGATTGTTCTGAGGCTTTAAGGATTGTCAGGGAGAATCTTCTATGAATCTTAAGAACTTTAGCATCCTAGCAGCGATCCTTTTAGCTCTTGGTTTGATTGGCAATCAGGACTATCAAGACGAGCTGATTGAGGAGCAAAGATATTTTGAAGATGTCTGTTCAGGCATTTATCCAGATTTCAAAAATCTTAAACCACAATGTACAAACAAGGGGAACTAATATGAGTACACTATTTAAGAGATTAAACGCAATTGATTGCAGTAAACACGTTGAGAAGAAAGGAAAGTTTAGTTATCTCTCGTGGACTTGGGCATGGCAGATGTTGAAAGAAGAATGTCCTGACGCAACCTTTGAGAAGCATACATTTCTCAACAATGAAGGCTCCTATCTCCCTTACATGAGAGACATGGATGGTTACGCTTTCGTTCAAACAAGCGTAACAGCGGATGGGATAACGCTAACAGAGACATTCCCGGTTATGAACAATTACAACAAATCAATCCAAAAACCTAAGTCTTTTGAGGTAAACACGGCATTACAAAGATGCTTAACTAAAACCATTGCTTTTCACGGCCTTGGGCTTTACATCTATGCTGGGGAAGACTTGCCAGAAGAGGCAAGGGAAAACACTGTTGAAAAGGAAAAGACAAAAGAACAAATCAAAAAGATTGGCACAATGCCAGATCAAGAAGTAAAAGAGAGTGGCGTCATAGCCAAAGCTCTTGATGCAAAAATAGTTTTCCCTAAGACGATTGAGAACTGGCGCAAAGAAGGAAAGACGGAAGCACAGATAGAGGAAAAACTAAAAAGACACCTAGACCAAGCAACTAAAAAGGCTGTGACTAATGAAGAGTAAACGAGTCTTTTTAGAGCAAGGTTCTGCCGAGTGGTTGGAGTGGCGTGAGTCACTCCGAACCGCCTCAGAGACTCCGACCGTAATGAACGTCAATCCGTATCAATCGCAAAACGCTCTACGGAAGCAGAAGGCAGAGCGAACATCAACTTTCGTCAACGAGGCGATGTTAAGAGGGTCGAATATGGAGCCTATTGCCAGGGCAGCCGTAGGGGAGGAGCTTGGAATACATTTAGAGCCACGTTGCTATGAAATGGGCTTATTTGGAGCCTCTCTGGACGCTTTTGGCGAATTGGAAGGGGTAGGGGTCATCGTAGAGATAAAATGCCCCTCAAGCCCTTCTAGTGCGTACTGGGACGATTTAGATGAAAAACACCCTACATTTTGGCAATTAGTTCACCAAAAACTTTGTTCTGGAGCTGAACGGACGTTTTTGTACACTTATGACGAGGGACGTACTCGACTCCAAGAATGTCATATCACGGAGGATCATTTCACCAAACTGATAGAGGCATGGAACAAGTTTGAATCTGAGCGAGTAGACGAGGCTTTTGAGAAGATTGCGACTGAGTACAAGAGCTTAAAAAGGATAGAGAAGCAAATCAAAGACGAATTGGATGAAATCAGCAAAACCCTAAAGGATCAGGGCGAGTGCTTTGGCTTTGGGGTTACTGTGTCTACGGTTCAAAAAAAAGGATCTCTCAATCTTAAAAAGTTGGAAGAAGAAGATCCCAATCTCTTCAAGCAGCTCGAACCGTATTTTTCCAAGTCATCGACTTACAAAAAAATCAACATAACGGAGAAAACTGATGTCAGTGAATAAAGTGATTTTGGTGGGGAATCTCGGCCGAGATCCCGATATCAAATATTTTGAAGACGGAACTAAAATAGTAACTGCTAGTCTAGCGACATCAAGAAAGTGGAAGTCTCAGGCAGGGGAGCAAAAAGAACAGACAGCTTGGCATCGAGTTCAGTTCTTTGGAGCCTTAGCCGAGATAGCCGACAACCTCAAGAAAGGCTCAAAGATATATGTCGAGGGAGAGATCCAATATCAGGAGTGGGAGAAAGACGGAGAGAAGAGATACTCAACTTCAATTCGGGCGTTCAACTTCCAATTCCTGTCACCAAAAGATGAACCGCTTGTAGACGATGATATCCCATTTTAATTTGGAAAAAGATTTAGATTCTATTCTAGTTCTTAAAAAAATATCAAAGTCTGAATTTGATACGAAGGTTCAAAAGCTCGTGGTTAAAAATTTTAAAAAGTGGTATGGGGTTGATGCTGAAAAAACTATTTCGATTGTTAAAGCGTGGAGAATAAAAGATGAATCGGCTTGAAGAGATGCAGGAACAGTTTGAGGGTTACCACAACAAGTACCCGGAGGTTTGGGAAGAGTTCAAGAAACTAACCTTTCAGATGATTAACACCGGACGCACCAGATACTCTGCAAAAGCAATCTTTGAGGTCATCAGGTGGAGTCGAGATGTAGGAGGGGATGGAGTCTCAGAGTTTAAAATCTGTAATAACCACATTCCTTTTTACGCTAGAGCCTTTGTGAAAACATACCCGGAGCATGAGGGTTTCTTTCAGATCAAGAAGCAAATGAGCGTTTATAAGGTTGCAAACAATTCGGGAGATCCAACGCCAGAGGATGTTTAGTTTTTAGGATTCCTGACAAATTCCTCAAATCCTTCAGGTACGTTGAGGAGTCTTTTGTCCGTTGCGCTTCTGGTTAAATATGCTCTCAACTCCCCTAACTTTTCAGATGCTATTGGGGCAATAACATTTATACCGGGAATTTTAGAAAAAGCAATATATTCCAAAAGCCTTGCAATTGCTTTTCCAGAGGGGCCGGTTCCACTTTGAATTGCTTTGTCTGTGGACATTGCTTTCGCAATCCTGAGCATATCATCAATAAAGGTTCTTTCTCCTGCGTCAAAAATCTGATTATATTTTCCAGTGCGTCTTAATTCTCTGACAAAATCATCCATTTTGGTGAAACTTATTTCAGGCTCGCCCATAACGGTTGACCCTTTTAAAGTTATTTTATCTAACATTTTATTTAAAAAATTGGCTTTAATATTTTTTATTGCTTGATCTCCTAAAGCACCTGACTCATCACTTCTTAAAAAATTCATAACGCCTTTAAAATCGTCAATACCTGCGTTTGTTAATCTTTTTGATATTTGATCTGGTTCCACTTTGCTTTGTAAAATATCTTCTAAAAGATTTTTTTTAGATTTGTCTCTCCTACTTTTTCTCGTCCTTTCTATGGTTTTTTTATAATCAGTATTTAACCTTCTGGCTTCTTTAAAAATATCTTTACCAACTGCATTTTCTACGCTTTCATCAATTAGCCTTTTAAACAAATTAATTAAATCTGTTGCGCCTTTATTACCTTTTGAACTATCAAAAAGACGATTTAAATATTTTCGTATTGACTCCGCTTGATCTACTGTGATGTTTCTGGCTAATCCTTGATTGGGAACAACCTTTCCATCTGCATTTCTAATCAAAATTCCTTCGTTTAAAAGTTCAGTCTCTACAGCACTTACCACGCCTCCAGACTGTCGATCTTTTCCCATTTGAGATTTTACGGCTATTGCTAAAGGCTCAAGAGTAATTGCCCTGCCTTCTATCGCCCCTCGATTTCGTGCTACGTCATACGCTGCATTGATAGAATTTTCTGCTGCGTCCGCAAAATCATCAATTGCCTTAAAAACTATCTCGCCTGTTCTTATGTCTGTGCCGTCTCCGTCTTCTGCTAATGCGTCTCTTCTTTCTTCAAAAATTTTCCTTTGTCGTCTTTGTTGCTCTGCTACTCTTTCTGCAACCGGCCCTGTTCGTTTCAAGGCGTCTTTTTGATCTGATTTATCATCAATGCTTTGAGTAACATTTGCTCTTGTTGGAGTAATACCGTACTGAACAAAGACATTATAGTTTTCGACCATTTCAGGCGTGAACTGCATTTCTGCATCGTTTTCCTGATTTGCACGTTTAACAATGTTTTGAGCTTCGGGCGTGATTGATCCATCAGGATTGAAAACCTGAACTTCTTTTAATTGTTTTTTTCTTTGGTATTTTTTTATTTGATTATCAAGAGCAGCAAAATCACTACTACTTGCAAGTTTAAGATTACTAGCAACCGGCCCCAACACTGGAGGAATGTTACTCGCAACTCTTCCTAGCGTTTCAGAAAGCTCCTGACCAGTTCTTGTTTTAGGTTGATAGATTAAAGGATCTAAACCAGACGTTAATTCTTGAACCTTGCCGCCTAACTCTCTTGCTCCCCTTGCTGTTCCCAAATCACCCTCTAAGGCAGTCTGGCCTATTGCCACAGCAGTTGCAGGGATCGACGCTATTCCTTTTGGGATTGACGTTATAGTCTCTAACGCTACCTCACCAACGCCTCTCGCCATGTCTCCGAAACTTTCTTGCTCTCTTGGCCTTGATCTCAACTGAGCTTCACTGATCCCCTCTAAAGGAGGTATCTCTGAGGATGCTTGACTATCGTAGTATTTTCTAAAAGCGTTTTTTATTTGTTGATTATTGGGCGGGCGATTGCCTGTCATTACAAGCTCTGTTCCGTTTTTATCCTTTACTATGTAATCTTGCATAATTAATTACCGTAATATTTCGCCTTCAGGTGTTCTAATTTCATATTCTTCGTCTTCATCGCTTGATGATGGAGCAGTTGCGCCTCCGTTTTGTTGTGCTTTCTCTCTAGCTTTTTGTTCTTGTTTTTTCTTTAATTTAAATTTTGCAATAGTGTTTGTCTCGCTTGAATTAAGAAAGTCTAACGCCTCATAAAAATAATCAATTAGTTTTTCTTGCGCTGCTTTTCGTTTTGCAATTACTTCTCTTAACTGATCTTCAGGCAAACTTAAATCCAGACCAGTTTCTAACGCCAATCTTAGCTCACCCTCTGACAAAGCTCCAAAAGTTGTTTCCGAAACAATATTTAATCCTAACTTCCTTTGAGCCTCTCTAAGCCTTAGTGATGAGGATCGTATCGTAGGCAGTAAACTAGATATGGGGCCGGTTCCTGCCCCTGAATCCAATGCTGCTAATGCCTCATCTAAAACTAAAATATTTGCGTTTGCTGCATCAATTTTTTCTGCTGCTTGACCCATCTGTGAGACATTTTCTTTTCCTTCTGCCCTTGCTCTTGCAACCGTAGACTCATACAAAACGCCAGATGCTATCGCTTCTTTTAACTTTGTTGCATAGTCTGGACTAGAATTAGAAATCACCGATCCATCTTTTGTTAACAGTTGAGCGTTGCCTTTTGTATCAATTAGCAAAGCACTACCATCAGCAAAACTTGTTGTTTTTCTATTAAACTCGGAGGTGCTTGGTGTTCTTACTTGAGAAACGTCAAAGGTAGGAAGGTTCTGAGAAGTTACGATAGGACGATTGATTCTTTCCTGAAGCTCGTCAATCCTTGCCTGATTGTCTGGTACTGGCTCAAACTCAGGACGTTCAACGACTGACGGATACATCGTGTCGAGCATTGGATCTGCTTGTTCCATAACTTGCTTTTGTGCTTTTCTTTCTTCCCTTCGGAGCGATCCACGATCAAACAAGTTGCCGAGTAGATTCCTGACACCTCGACCTAATGCTCGATAGGGATTTTCTTGCCCTTGAAATCCCGGAAGTGCTTGAGGGCCAGTTCTCGTCATAACAGTTCTGCGTCCGGGAAAATTAGGATCAGTCTGATATTCAACTTTTACAAATCGCCCAGTTGTCGGATCAAAAATGTTTTGTGTTCCGATCTGAGGCATATTACGATTTTGGATCATTTGATCCATCGCCATGATTCTTTGAAGTCTATTCGCCATTACTTAGCTCCTGCACTATGGCTGTTTCTTGTCTTTAGAAAAAAATCCACCGATTGCGGTGCTGAATCGATCTCCTCGCCTTAAACCTTCATATCCCATTGCATCACCTATATTGGAATAAATGCTGCCTCCGAGATTGCCAAAGGTTGGGGCGTTCCCTGTCAAACCTTCTGCCCCTGATAAACCTAAATCAATCAAACCACTTAGCTGATTTATAAGCGTCTGATCTCGATTTATAGCGTCTAGGTTTGCAAAGCGTGACATATCAAACTGTTCCCCTACTCTGTCAGCTTCAGACTCAAATCTTCGGATGTCAGCTTGAAGAGCCTGATCGTCTTGGAATCGTTGAGCGTCTGAGATGGCTGAGAGCCGATCCATTTCTCGGCCTACGCCTTCTCTGCCTGAGCCAAGTAACTGAGAGTAGAACTGTTGATCTGCGTCCAACCGAGTTGCGTCTTGAACTCTTCCTATATCGGCTAAATCTCCTGCGTATTGAGCAGCAGTCCCGATTGCTTGTCTGCTTAATTCTTCAAGAGTACCGCCTGTATTTAATCGCCCTTCCGCAGCAGCAGCAGATTCAATTGCTCGTCTGCCTTCATCTTGTAAAAATCTTAGTGTCGGATCTTCAGGATTGAAAGGATTAATCAAATTTACGTCCGTTCTCATTGCTTCAGGAATTGTTCCAGTGTCTAAGCCTAGCAAAAGATCAGCGACGTTGATTTGATTTACTGCGGGGTCAATGGTTTCTATAGCTGCTGCTTCTTCGATGAGAGGGAGAATATCAACCTCTGGCTGAATCATTCGACCCTCTGGAAAGCTTGGATCTCGGTTTACTAAATCTCGGAGTTGATTAATTTGATAGCCAAGGAAAGGAGCTTTCTCGCCTGTACCTACGTTGTAAAAAGGACGGAAAACTTCTTGTCGGCCTATCATGCGCTCAAGAAACTCTAGTTCAGCATCACTAGCGTCTTTCAGAGCATCAACGTAGTATTCTGTCGCCTTTCGATCAATTGCAGCCGCAGCAGCAAGATCAACGATATTGTTGATCGATGCGCTACCGCCTTGACCACCTTGAGAAAATGCTTGAGATAAAGCACCGCCCACGGTTTCTAAACCTCTTCTAAAAAAATCACCAAGCGTATCTAAAAAACTATCATCGTCCATGTCATCGTCCTCGTTGCTACTTCCACCGTCTCCGAGTGGTGGTAATTGTGGTAAATCGTCTTCGCCTTCAGGGTTTTGATTTCCCGGTGGCAAGTCTCCGGTTGATTGTCCTGGTAGCTGTTGATTTGTAGGAGGCTCATCAGACTGTTCTTCTGCCTCTGTTGTTGTTTCTGCCTCTGCTTCTTCCTGTGAATCTGAATCTTGATCTGTGGTTTCGTCATCAGTAGGAGGTAATTCTATTTCATCATCAGATGGTAACTCACTCTCTCCTGGCTCATCTTGTATTGGAGGCTGATTGTCGTCATCAGGAGTCGGAAGCTCTGGGAACTCTTCCTCTACTGTGTCATCGCCCGGATCGTCTGGCGTGTCGCTAGGAGGAGGTAACTCAGGGGAGTCGTCTTCTGTTTCTTCTTGATCAGGTGGTTGAGGAGAGTCGTCCTCTCTTCTGGGGAAAGGAAAAGTAAAATCATCTTCTTCCCCTGTATCTGTTTCTTGCGAGGGGCCGGGGGGCAAGTCGTTCCCATCGTCTGGCAGAGACGGTTCTGCCAAAAAGTCTTCGTACTCTTCTGCGCTAACAACTCCGTCATCATTTGCATCTGCGCCTTCTGCGAGTCTTGCGTTTTGTCTTGCAACTGCCTCAGCAGGGGCCAACCCTTCAGCACTCACAATCTCAGCGATTCTATTTTTGTAGGCTTGTGAGGCGTTCTCAGGAAACCCAGGAACATCTACGCCATAGAAAGGAGCCAGCGACTCCCTAGCTTCCTCCGCAGACATTGTGCCTTTTGTAAAAAACTCTAACTGTTCATC